AAATTCTTTCTGGAGAGCGTGAGCCAAGCAATGCAAGGCTAAACGACTTGCGCCTCAAGATGGAATCAGCACTAGCTTCTATTGAAGAGCAAGGAGCAGCTCATGAATGATCAGTCTGCAATTACCAAGGTCCCGCAGGCTTCTAGTTCGATTTACTTGAGTGAGGCCAGCTTTGAGTTTGCTCAACGGCAAGCGAAGATGCTGGCTAACTCTTCTTTTGTGCCTAGAGAGTTTAAGGGCGACACTGGCCTCTCGAATTGCATCGTTGCAGTCGGCGTAGCACGCAGGATGGGCATGGATCCAACGTATGTTTGCCAGTCGATCAACGTCATTAATGGCAGACCTAGTTGGAAGTCTGAGTTTATTAGTGGAGCTATACAAGGCTGCGGCCGCTTCGTTGATTTTGACTACGACGAAGGCGAGGAGTATTGCCAAGTGGTCTGCAAACGCGCTGATTCTGGAAAAGAAGTGCGTGGCGTCAAGATCACGCTTGAGATGGCAAAGGCTGAAGGCTGGACACGCAACGCTAAGTGGCGTTCAATGCCGCAAAGGATGCTGCGTGCCCGTGCTGTTAGCTTTTTTGGCAGGGACTATATCCCTGATATTTTAAATGGCATGGGCAGTGTAGAAGAGGCTGAGATTATTGAGGCTAACGTCAGCGTTGCACCCTACGATGCTGAGGTGAAGGCAGAGCAAGTCAATGACTTGTTTATGCCTAAAGCCGAACCTATGCCAGTCTCTATACCTGAGCCTATCCCCGATGTCCAAGAACCCGATGATTTTTTTGACTGATGAGCAATTAGCTGAGCGATGGCAATGCCACCGGCAAACGCTAATTCGATGGCGATCTGGCGGCCTTGGTCCAAAGTTCGTCAAGATCAATCAGCAAATTCGCTACAAACTCTCTGACATTGAAGAGTTTGAGGCTGCCCACACCGTTACCCCTGACTAATTCATGGAATTCAAGTTTAACTCGAACATTTTCAAGAACAGCCCTGAAGATCAGCAGCGTTTGTATGGGGACAAATATGACCCCAACAAAAACTATCCGATGTTTACAGGCACTGCGTCAATTCCAAAGAAAGAACTTGCTGCTTTGGTTGACTATTTCAATGGCGCTATGCTTACAGATCTCAAGCATGATGATTATCTTGACGACGTAGTCGTTCCAATTAAGATCTCTGGCTGGCAGAAAGAGTCGAAGAGCGGCAAGAAGTTTCTAAGTCTCGCTTATGCTCCTGATTACAAGACAATGATGGCCGCAAAAGAGGCAAAAGAAGCAGCAGAGATTGCGGCTCATCAATCTACGATTGACCAAGACGCTTCTAATCTTGCAGCAGCTACTGCCGGTTCTGTCGTGGAAACGGAGCAGGGCGACATCTTTTGGGTTTAGGTATAGACTGTTGAGCAGTGTCTAACATGCTGCTCATGCAGTCATCATTTATTCTATGAATTAAGCACATGTCGCGAACTTTTGAGACTATTGGCTTGACGATGCTGCGCTGGGGAACTGATTGCCCTGTCTTCTTGCAGCGCCCACCAAGTTATAGCGTGCAGTTTTTGCAGCCTTTGCCGCAGCACAAGCTGCCGGTAAAAATTTCTATTGTCGGCAAGGCTGGAATGTGGCTCCTGCGCCAAGCAAACCCTCTTTCTTATGTAAGTTCTAGTGGCGTGGCCATCAGAGTTACTCTTCCTTAAATTTTCTCTCTGATTCATGAATACTGCCTTCTTCAAAAGCGAATACTTAAACAAGACTATTTATCTGCACGAAATCTCTGCCTTGGGGCAGCAAGATTTGTCTTTGCTTAAAGCAGAGCTTAAAATAAGTATTGAGTCAATGAACCTCAAGATGCATCAAAGAAGAGACACAGCATCTAGTGAATGGTTGTACGGTATTAGTTTAAAAATCAAAGTTTGCGAGCAGTTTTTGGACATTATCAAAGAATCTTTGCACGGTCTTTTTTGTCATTTTTACCAAGCTGTTGGTCGTGCCTATGGTAAAGCTGCTGCAGTTGACTGCCTAAGGATTGCTAAAGAGCAAGCGCAAAAGCAAGCCCAACCTGCGTGATGGAGCTTGAAAGCGCTTTGAATCAAATGTGTCAAGGCAAAGAAAATGTTGCAAGACTCGCTGAGCAAGTCGGAATACCTAAAACCGAGTTGCAGCGGGTCTTTGAAGCTTTTCTTGCGACAAGATCTATTGACCCTGACATTTGGCAAAAAGACGTTGAATTATCTTGGCCCTACATCACTTAAAAATCACCTGTGCCCCATTCACATTTTGCTCCATCGTGCCCCAAGTGTCACTCGACAACAAAGGTGGTAACAAATCTCACTGATGTTGACAGCTATGACTTGATCCGTTATAGGGGATGCAGCAGCTGTGGCTATAAGTTTTATACTAGGCAGCCTCGCGAAGAGATGCTAGACCCTTCATTTAAGGTCAAGTGGGGGCAAGGTTCTGAAATGAAATTTGTCAAGCTGATCCCAAAGGAGTAGCTCAATGGCATCTTTGCGTTACCACGCTGGTCGGATGATCCTTAAACAGGAAGGCGATGTGTGGCGAGTAAAGATAAAAGCCAGCAAGAAGCAGGTCTCTTACGCACTGTCTGCGACCGAGTTAGAGCAAGCCGTATTGGAAGCAGAGCAGATTTACGCTGACATCAAGGCAATTAACAGAGGGCAGCCTAGGTGCATGGATTGCATTCACTGGGAAATCGTAAAAGCCAACTGCAACGTTGGATGTCCTGAAGGGCGCATGACTGGCGGCAGCTTTGCCAAGGACTGTGCATACTTCTGGTCAAAAGCAGATTAATGCCAGTGATCAGAAAGGTTTGTCGAGATGGATCTTGCGTTTGGGAGGTTGAATACAGCGGCATGGTCCGCTGTTTTGCAGAATATGACGCCTGGAATGCGCATCGCTTTTTTGAGTACGTAACGGAGTGTTGCGCAAACTCCTCTCAAATTGCCTCGTCAAATTGAGCAATGTGCCCAACAGCTTGCTTTAGCAGCTGTCCTTGATACCAATTTTGCTTTACAAGAGCAATGCAGAGTGACTGCATTTGTTCCAAATCAGTTTGCTCCAGCACTCCTCTACAAGTGCATTCAAGGGTGAGCTTTTGTTCCAGGCTTGGCTCGACAATCATCCAGTCCATGGTCATGCTCCAGTGACTGCAGGATCTTGCGCTCAGAGGCGTAAGGCTCCCTTGCTCTCATGATGTCACCGACAGCTGGAACTAGCCACTCATGCGGTGGCCAGCAATATTCCCAATTGACTGGCTGCATACAGTTGAGGACGACCGTTGTCCAAAATGCGCTGACGTTGCTCCAAAAGACAAACCAACTCATGCGACGCTTGGCATCACAGTGAGGTGACCGTTGTAATGACCAGTCACTGCATAACTTGCCTGAGGGACCTGGGACATGAAATGGAAGACCATTTGACCAACTTTTAAACCAGGCCACAGCCTGATAGGACAGTGTCGACGCTCGTTTTTAAGCTCTAGCGTGAGCTTGCTGCCGTGCCAGCCTGGGTCACACCAACCGGCGAGCAAATGATTCAGGCCATCTCTGGCTCGCGATGACTTTAGTACAAACTGAGCACTGATGTCGTCTGGCAGATTAAAAAGCTCAAGTGTTTCGGCCAAGCAAAAGTGACCTGGCATGAGCAGGTACGGGTCATCTTCTGTTTTGCCTGAAATGTCGAATCGAAGCAGGTCTTCTTGGTACATGTTTTCTATCATTAAGCTATCGCCTAGCCGTAGATCAAGACTGGCTGGATTCAACAGGGATGCATCGAATGGGACAACCATTTGACTTTTCTCACAGCGAGCCCTGATCTCCCAGTCGCACAAGACAGCCATGCTTTGGTAAAAATCCAGTGTATTAGTTGTTGACGACGATCGCCCAGCCTGAAAAAGGTCCGTCAACCTGCCAGCGTTGGTGAAATGCAGGACGACTGACACGAACATATTCACCTGACTTCCTGGTGTTATGACCACCTCTTTCCATTAAAGGAAAGCCCATTGGGTCGTGCATAATCCACTCGTCTTGATTGAATCCCACAATGACACTCCAATGCCCTGTGCCCATAGGAGGATGGCCTTGTAGCAGGTCACCGCGAGACAGCCAGCCGACCATGACAGGTCTACCAGCCATTAGCTCTTCTTCTATCAAGTCAGCATCTGCGTTTGTAATAAATTCAGCATCAAGGCCCAGTGACTTCAATGCATCGAGCTGCGCTTGAACCTCAGTGGTGTCACCAAATTTTTCACGAATCTGAATGTACGCATCATCACTCGATATACGCTTGTGAAAGGCCGCGACGATGGCCGCTGCACTAGAGAAGCATTCCCTGTATCCACGTCCTGTTTTGTTATCAAGCTGGTGGTAGTAGGGAGCCCAAAGCTGCTGCTCAATGCCACTTGCCTTCCAAGCTTCAAACCACTCTGCGTCTTCATCCAAAACGCCTTGCGGCAAGGACTCCTCAAGCTGTTTAACAGCAGCCAGCTGATGGGGCGTACCACGAAAAAACTGGAAAAACGGCAAGAGTGTAAGGGCCACAACAAGAAGTAGCCAGATCAATCTGATATTGCCTCAGGACAAGTGGTTTTGCCAGCGTAATACCCCATGTAAAACACTGATCCTGTACCAAATATAACCAGCACTAGACCAGAGCCCAGCAGAAAAAAGCCGATAATGGCAAGCGCAGTTGGATTTCTTCTTGGCGTCACTTCTCAACCCTTGTCGAGGGGAAAAGGTTTTGCTTTACAAAATCAACAACTTTGTCGTCAATTGTGTTGTCCGTGCTTTTGCAATAAGCCTCAAGAAGCTCAACTACTAAGTTCTTGACGCCTTTGGACTGAAGGAATTTAAATAAAATTGGCTTGATCAGGAAAATCATGGGGTGAATGCGTTTAGCAGCAGTCTAGATCCGATCGCTATGGCCTTCCAGCTTGGCAACAGAACGCTCTAGCTCGTTAAGCCTCGCAAAAACTTCAATGTCTCTGGTTTTAATGTCGTTGTGCAGCACATCCAATCGATCTGTCAGATTGTCCACTGCGATTGTCAGTCGTATCAAGGAGTCTTGCGCCTGTCGGCTCTGACGGCTAAAGCCTGATATGCCCATAAAGGCAGTAGTTATTGACGCCCCAGCGACGGCAGCCCAGACTTCAACCATGACCTGTCACTAGCTTTTTTCATCATGGCAGAAACCAAGCAAACGCAAGAAGACGGTCAAGAGGAGCAAAACAGCTCTTGGCTAGGCGACGTAGTGCGCGTCACTATCCTGCTTTGGTCAATGGGCATTTTGACCGCTAACTACCTTGGCATTTTTTCGCAGGCTGTCGATCCGACGTTTCCAGCGTCCTTGCTTACCGGCACAGCAGCGACCTACACGCCAGCGCTTGGCAAGCTGAACAAGAAAAAGAAAGATGAGAAATCAGTTAACGTAGAGGCAAAGGACACAAAAGCCGGAATCCAATGAAGAAGGCGCTCCTACTGATAGCCGCCAGTTTGCTTGCCGCTCCAGTGCAAGCCGACATCACGCATAAAATCCAGTCAAGCGTTTCGTTGTCGGTTGATGGAGCGGGATCAACGGCAATCCGCCAACCGTCTTCAATGGCGGTATCTGGCTCTAACGTCACTCTGGGTACTGTGCCTGTGCTTGGCGCCTTTTCTTCAGGGGCCGCTCTTGGTTACACTCCTGGCGCTTACACTATTACCACTGCTGGTGATGCTTTTAGCTACAGCGAAAGCTATACAGAAGGCGACGACGTTCCAACAGTCCTCTCAACAACAGTCACCGCTGGAGTAGTACCGGCATTGCCTGTATTTGGCAATACAACGACTACAACCGGTGGTGTCGCTGGAACGCTAGCTGGCACCATTGCAACGGACGGCGCTCTGACGATTACAGCTGGTGGCGCTGGTACAACTGCAATCGGTCAAGTCATTCAAGAGCTGACAATCAAATGATTCTTTTGCTGCTTTTGCTTGTAGCCGCTCCAGCAGCAGCCGTTCCAGTGGTCCCAAATTTTTCGCAGGGAGTTCTCTCCAGTTCAACAACTACTAAAACTAAAGTTACAGAAGTTATTAATTCCTACGAGTACCGCACTGGCTACGAATACTCCGTAAGTGGCACAAACATACAAAGTAGTGGTCCCATCGCCCCGATGGATCTGACGACTACCTCAAACACCATTCAAGGCATCACCAGCAAATGGACAAGCCTGGATGCTGCGACCAAACCAACCTGGACGATCGTAAATGAAGGTGCTGCTTTTTCGATGGTTGAAACTCTGCAAGGCCCTGGTTTGGTGAACCACACACTCATCAACCGTGACACTGACATCGAATCTATAACTGAGACGACAAGCACGTTTACGCAATGAAGCGAGTCATAGCAACGCTTTTGCTGCTTGCTAGCCCTGCACAAGCACAGGTCAGTAGTACAGCTGCACCAGTGGCCAATAGTTCAGGAAGTGTCACAAACCAAGCTGTGCAGGTTGTGCCATCACGCACATTCGGTTTTAACTATTCAGGAATATCCTGTCAGGGAGCAACATTACACATCAATCCTTTTCTAAGTACAACTACTAGCTGGGCGCATCCTTGGGAGCCTTACTATGACAACCCGGTCTATTCAACTGTCGATTTGGTTGGCCAGACAACTCCGGAGGGCCTTGCCGCCCCAGATGGCGAGCCCGATTATCCGAATCGAGTCATCAGTGTGCGTCCTGTTAGGACGGGTCAAAAAACGAATTACTCGATCAACGGCGGAATCACAGCCACGATTTCAATACCGCTTGACCGTTCCCACGTCAGAAGCTGTAGGAGAGCAGCTGAGAAGCAGGTGGCTTTACTCGACGCCCAGTTGGCTGACAAGCGACTTAACTACGAAATCGCCAGACTTAAAAACTGTGCCTCACTGATGAAGGAGGGAATCTCGTTCCACCCGGACAGCCCTTACAGCAAAATTTGTGCTGACGTAGTTCTGCAAAATCCGCCTGGCGTCATACCGCCCCACATACACAAAATCATTTACGAAGAGAACGCTGAAACTTCACCCGCTCAGCAACAGACTCAGGACGAGGCTTCTTCCCAAGAATCGCCTTGATCTTTTTGACCAACTTCTTCACCGTAGGTTTGACCAGTTTCAACACATAGTCTCCAAGAGGTTTGGCAACGATGGCTGACGTTGCAGCCGTAGCGGCGATAGCAGCAGTAGACAGCGCAACAGGAGCTGGCGGCAGGTAATTATCGATGATCCTTGCTACGGGCAGTGGTTCGTACAGCGTGACGCACTCAGTACCAACACGCTCATAACCAGTCACGACAGCAGTACCCTGCTTCCCCTTAGCTCCAATAGGTATTGCATCGGGTGGCGGGCATGGCAATAGTTCGTTATCTATTGAGTCATCAGGCAACAAGTCTGATACCGATGGAAGGATCACTGTCGGCTGGCCTGCTTCACTAGCCGATTTCTTTTCCTCCTTTTTCTTTGCCTCAGGCTCTTCTGGTGGTGTGGGCAGTCTTGCCGCTCCATATGTCAACGTTCCAGGTGTGTAGTCGATCGGCTTGTATGACGGCATCTGACCGCCGCAGACTGTGATGATGCCCTTTGGATCGGTGTTATAGATCTCCTTGTCGCCTGCTGCTGAGCTTCTGGTCTCTACACAGCCTGGAATATCAGCAACAGGAAAACCGAGTTGCAGCGTGACCGGCGGTGCAACCGGGATACTCTGAGGAGGCATGGCTCGCCAAGCCGGTATCTCCGGCACTTGCACCGCACCAATACCAATCTCAGGGATTTCTGGCATGAAGGCAGAACGGTTTGTTGCTGGTCAACTTTGGATCGAACGTTGCCGTAGACGCGAAGGCCCTGAAATTACTTACACCGTACTGAGCGGTAGGTCGTCTCGGTTGTTTACAGACCACAAGATGATCCTGCGACACGTCAAATGGCCAAAGGGCACACCAACAGGAGATGCATTACGGGAATGGCTGACGTCGTTTGAGAAGGAAAACCCCACCACCAATCCAGAACTTGATGTAGTGAGGTTGAAAGCTGAAGGCTTCGGACCTGAAGTACATGACGACAAAACTAAAACAGTGACTTGATTGGCAGTCCAGTTGCTGTAGGCAGTTCTATCTTTGGCATTGCCTCCTCAATTTTTTCAGGAATTATCTCTGTTATTTTTTCCGTCACTTCACCCGTGATGCTGTTGAGATAGTTCGTGATCATGCTCGGCACTTGTGAGTACAGCATGATTGCCGAACCAAGCATGGCTGACGACATCAGGAATGATGCCACAGACAAAACGTTGAAAAACTTTCTCACTTGACCAAAGCGCAGGTCAGTGCCATGCTAGCCATACGCAACCAGACCACCGCTGCGTCCGGAGTTTGCCACTGCGTACGCTTGACCTAGTTCCCAAGCTGTTAGATCAGCCTCTGTTCTGCTAGAGCGTCGGCACCTGAGAACCCTGTCCTAGGCGGGGTTTTCTTGTAGGCATAAAAAACCCCCTGGTGTGAGGACAGGGGGTTAGCTCTCGTTCGTTCTAAGGCTAGCTCAGAAAGTGAACTTGCTGCCAATCTTCACGCCAACAGTGGTTTCCTCGCCAGTGATGAAGCTAAGTTCACCATAGAGAGGACCACTGCCGATACCAGC